ACGCCTCGGTGATGGTTACTGCGCCACCGATATCCGATGCTCTGAAGATCAGAACATCTGATGTATGCCCTGCGAGCGGGACAACAATGGTGTTCGCGTCTAGCTGTGCCATGACGATGACGGCCTGGTGGCCGACCCCTATCCGAGCAGGTCGGCCACCGATACCGTCGTTCCTACGCCTTTCCCTGCACGTAGTGAATGGTGACCATCCCGCGAGTCGAGGAACCGCCGTCCACCTGCGCGTAAGCGAGGCTCAGGCACTCGCCCTCGTCCAGCGTGATGTAGTCGCTGTCGAGGGTGTAGCTCTTGGGAAGGGTGTCGGTCCAGTGGTCGGCGGTGCCGCCCAGAGTGCCGACCGTGCCAGCGATGACCGTCCCGGCGCTGGTGCGCTTGTGGAGAGCCAGGGTGAAGGTCGCCGTACCCGAGGTAGTGGCGTGGTTCACCGCATAGGCGTCCAGAAGCGTGATCTTGCCGCCGGTCCCGCTGTGCTTGTAGATGATCACGTCGTCAGCCGCTGCCGGCATCGGAACCGTGATGCTGTTCACGTCGAACTGTGCCATTCGGTAGTCCTTTCTACTCAGTCGGCACGGAGGCGTCGGAGATCAGCTTGACGCCGAACTTCGGACGCCACACACCGTGGGCGTAGACAGCGGAGAGGTTGATCTCGTCGGCGCGGCGGCTCGCGTCACGCTCGCGCTCGATACGCGGAGCGCGGCGAATGTCGAGAGCCAGAGCCATCGGAGAGAAGATGCCAGCAGTCACATCGTCGCTACCGTCAATCGTGAGGTTCGACGAGATGAAGATGTTGGTGTCGTAGGCACGGCCAACGATCCGGTTCTGCATGACAGCGTCACCGAACTGCGGCGTGTTCTGCATCCCGGAGACAGCGGCCTCCTTCGACAGATCGAACCACTGGTACGGGTGAAGCACCGCGTGGTACGGACCGGGGGCGTTCTGAGCGCGAAGCTGAGACACAGCCGCGAAGAAGCGGCCCCAGGTGAGCGTCGAGCCAGCGGTACCAGCGGTACCCCCGGTGAACGACGTGAAGTTGCTGAGAAGGTCGGTCTCGATCTTCTGAGCGATTGCGAAGCCCAGCTCCTGCGCCGCGTTCTGCATGACGGCGAAGGGGTCCGACTCCATGCGCTGATCGGTCACGAGGTACTGAGCACCGACCTCAGACGGAGTGAGCGTCGAAAGCACGGTCGGCTTGAAGGACTGCGAGGTGAGGTCATCGTCGTCGTTGATCGCGCTGATCGAGGCCGACGAGTACTCGGAAGCAACGCGGGGAGCGATGCCCTGACCCGAGAGGGTGGTGACGAGGTTCGACATAAGCTCGTTGTCACGAGCGACGAACATCGCATCCTCATAGATCTTCTGGATGTAGTCGGTCGGCGTCTGAATGTCGCTGACCTGGGTGAAAGCTGCCGGCACGGCAGATCCTTTCTCTAGTCGGAGCCGATGACGCCCCCGCCCATCCTGCTTGCGGCTTCCGTATCGAAGATGCCGCTATTGCCCCCGTACAGCCTGGACCGGCGCTGTGCGTCAGTCTCTCCCATTGGCTCGGAGCGAGCCGGGTTCGCAGGCGATGCAGCCGGGGGCTGCGTCTTCAGATACGGCTTCGCCTTCAGCAGTCGGCGCAGAGCGTTGTCGAGGCTCTCGGGATCGGGCCTGCCTGCATCGTCGTAGTCCAGCGAGGAATCGTCCAGAAGCGCGACAGCGACCTCAGCATCCACGATGCCAAGGGAGTTACTACGCACCGCAACGGCGCTCTCCAGCGCCAGGCGACGAGTAGTTGCTTCCCGCTCTTCGAGGGCCTGCTCCAACTGCTGCATACGACGTGCCTGCTTCTCCGACTCGGAAAGCTCTGCTTCCTCTCGGGCCTGTTGTGCCGCCTCCAGCTCACGGAGCCTCTTGCGGTACTTGGCGGCCTCTGAGCGTGCTTCCTTCAGAGCCTTCTCATTGAGAGCCTGCTTGTCCTGATCGTCCTGAGCGTCCTGCGCGTCAGGAATGGGCTCCTGGCCCGGTGCGTCGCCCTCCGGGGGCGTCTGAACGTCCTCGGGCACCTGGCCCTCGACGCTCTCATTGATCTCCACGGTAGCACTTGCCCCTTGATGGATTACAGATGTGCCGGCCTGAATAGAAGCACATCGCGCCGCTGCAATGCGTTGTCCTTACCGTAGGATGGAAAGCAGACTTGCCAACACGAGCAAGATGTATCAGGATTTCGGTACTGCCATTCACATGACGAGAGGAACAAGACATGGCACGTCAGCTTCTGAAGGATGTTCACCCGATCTGCGACGAGATTCTCAACGGTCACTACGACGAGATCCTCCACGCAATCGAGCAGTCCATCACCGCACGTCGCAAGCGAGCGCAGGCCGAGTCCGGTCTGCGGAAGTACGTGCTCGTGCAGGTGAACTACCCGAACGACGCTCTTGACGGCATGTACGCCTACGTGAGCAAGATCAACAAGAAGTCCGTCGGGATCGTCCTGCTGCTTGACAGCGAAGGTCTCGACAGCAACGGCATGCACCCTCTGCCCGCCGAGTACCGAGTTTCCCCGAACCTGCTGCGCGTGGTGGACATGAACGACGGTGAGTCCACCGAGATCGCAGATAACAACCTCATCCAGCGTAACCGTTGGACCCGCGAGGCGATGATGTATTGGGAGGCAGCGTGAACACCGAGCCGACGATCTCAGGCTTCATCTTCGACGCTCTGGAGCGCCGCAGCGACTACAACGGATGGGGTTACATCCGTGGCCGCTACGGGATTCTCAAGCAGCGCGGCATGGATGCCGTCGCTCGCGCAGATGCTGATCTGCTGCACTTCGCAGCGATCAACGGATGGAGCACCGAGGATCTGTTCGTCTTCTGCAACAGCAAGGACGGCAGGCACTACGCAGACGCGCACGAGGACGGCAGGACGCGGCAGGCGATGACTTCGCTGCAGTGGTTCAACGATAATTGGATGCTCGTCGCTCGCAAGGATCGCGGCATCCCCTACCCGCATGAGGTGGCAGCATGATCGCTACGTTCTCTGACGGCAGCACCGTCACTCTCCCGAGCGACTTCTCCTTCGACTACGTGAAGATCGTCGGGCGCGACTCCGAGGGAGACCTGGTAGTCGAGAGCGACGGAATGCTCTTCCCACTTACGCACTGCTGCCTCGCAAGCGGCAAAGGTGCTGAAGTCAGCACAGGGGTAGTGTGCAGGTCGTGCTACGAGGAAGTGGATTCGATCTACGGAGCGGTATACGAGGAAGCCGACGTTCGGTCGCGCCTCATCAGCATCGCTTAGTCCCCTACGCCCTCGGATGCTCTAGCGGCTCCGAGGGCGTAGCAGTTCTGGAATGGAGTGATAGTGAGTGACGACGGCATGACAGAGGATGAGCTTCGCAAGATGGAGAGCGAAGACCGCATAGACCGCATGGAGCCTGTGACATACGTGGTGCTGATCCCTTACTCAAAGGCCGACAGTCACATCTGCGTCGGGCACTTCGGTTCTCGTGTAGATGCAGCCAGGTTCATCGGTGAGTTCACGAGCCGGGTGGAGATCAAGCCAGAGGATCTGATGGTGGGGCCTGTCTATTCACACGCAGACATAATGGAACTCATTGACGAGAAGGGAGGTGACAAGTGACGACTGAGATCACACGAGATCGCGTGCTTGACGAGCTTCGCGATCTGAAGAAGATGCGAGAGAGCATCGAGTCAGAGTTCGTCCACGCGATCATGACTGCCGCGAGCGCCGGAATCTCGCAGCGTGCTATCGGTGAGGCTGCCGGCCTCTCGCATGCACGAATCGGACAGATCGTGCGACAGCAGACCATGGGCGTCTAGGCAACAGAGCCTGGTGGAAGGCTCAGGTCTTCCTCTGCTACGCCCTCGATAGAGATTGGCTCACCGGAGTACGAGAAGTCTGTAAGGACTGATCTCGCGAGCAGCATCGCCTGTCCGGGCTTACGAATGCTGCACGGAATGTCTGGGCCGGTGGCGGTTACGGGGCATCGCTCCCCGGAGAGAAGGGTCAGCTCTGCGATCATCCGAGGATCGCCCTCTAGCGCCCAGGCTTCCCCATTCCACCAGGCTCGGACGCGCCTGCCCTCGAATATGCCGGCGATCTCGTATCTCATAGCAGCGCGAGCATACCGAGAACGAATCTCGCCGTGCCAGGGTCTTTTCTGAGCGTTTCGGCCCAGTCCACATCAGTCGCGAACAGCGCCTCCAGCGTCATCGTGAGGATCTCGTAGTTCGACTTCGACGGAAGCTGGTAGTCCCAATAGAAGCGCCCGGTATACGGATCGGCGAACTTGTCTTCTCTCGCGACCTCATCAGCACCGTATGAACGATTCCCGGTGAGTTCCCTGAGCTTACGAGGCTCTTCACCGATAGTGCGCTTGCGATACCAGGCTGCCTGCAGTTCCTTCAGCCCGGGGACTCGCCACTCTGCCCAATGGCCCAACTCATGCAGGGCGACGGTGAATCCGTCCTTCTCGCCAACGCTCCTGCGCTTGGATACAGCGATCGTGCGCTCGCCCTCGCTGAAGTAACCGCGCTGGGTCTTGCGGACTCTCATTCCGCGCGCGACTTCCTGCATGCGATCTATCCATGATCTGGGGAGTAGACCCGAAGCGTCGCGCACGAGCGATGCCATCTGAGAGGTGGACTTGATCTTGATCTTGGTTGGCTGCTCGCCTCGGATCTCAGCGATGATCTCCGTGAGAATCCGTCGCCTGGCGAGTGCTGGTGCGTTTCGCGCTTCGGATAGGGCACGACGAGCCTCCAGCCACTCTTGCCTCCATCGCTCCTTATCGGCCATGGTTATGTCTGGACCGACTCTCTGCATGGTGCGATCTCGCGCTTCCTCGACCGCCTGCCTCAGAGCCGCAATGTCCTGATCTGAAGGAATAGGCGCGGTCGCGAGCCTGCGCTCCAGCTCCTGATCAATGATCTCGCCTACGCGCTCGATTTGAGGGACCTGGTTCTCAATGAGGTCATCTCTGATCTGCGTATCCCTGATGCTGAGTTCTGCTCGCAGCTGTGGACCTGGCTGCTTGCCTGTTTCCTGCCTGACCTTGGCCGGTTCGAGGGCGTCAATCTGGCTCTGACTTAATCCCCATTGGTTACGGCTGCCTACTGTCCGCTTGATCTCGTCGAGATAGCTGCCGCCAGTCGCTTCCTCCACTTGCACCGGCTTAGGCCGAGGCTGCCTGACTGGGCGAGAAGCCTTCCTCGCCTCGGCATTCGCGAGAGCCTGGCGCAGACTCGCCTCGCTCGTAGATGGTCCCCATACCGGGGACTGCCGGCGTGCGACGAGATCGGATAGCGCGATCTTCTTCCCTCGGTAGGCCGTGAACTTGCTCGGACCGAGTATCTTCTGCTGCTGTTCGACCGGCAACTTGGCGAACAGCGATGAACCCTGCGGAATCTTCACGCTCTCAGGCGTTCTCCCGAAGCCGAGCTGCTCCCAGGTCTTGGTCTTCGGAACCATCGAGCATCGGCACCGGGGGTGCGTAGCCATTACCTCGTCGAGTGGATGCTCCGAGCCGTGCTGCGCCCAACATGAGGCGCAAGTTCGCTCCGATGCTGCGGATACCCATATCCATCCATCCACAACATCCTGATTCGCCAGGTACTCGGCGCGACTCGCCTCCCTATAGGCCCTGAGAGTCTCTGTGCGGGCAATGGTGAGCGCCCGGGTGAGGTTCCCTCCAAGAGCATCACGCATCATCCTGGCGATCTCCTGCGGGTTCTTGCCGAGGGCAAGACCCGAGATCAGCGCATCAGTCACGGTATTCGCAGCTTCTGGCCCGAGCGACTGAAACAGCGATGCGACCGGCTGCCCCGGCTGAATCACCCCTGTTAGCTGCTCCAGCGCCCCGGTACGCAGACCTACTTCATCCGGGGAGAAGGCCGTGACCGGCTGTCCCTCGATGGTTGCAGGCGCTACCGCTATTCCCTCGGGAATCGTGGTCTGCATCAGCCGCTGTGCATCCTGGCTGCCCGCAATCACGGCCTCACCGACCGCGCCGCCTACGACAATGTCTGACCTCTGCGCGAACTTGCCGATCTCAGCCAGGGTCTTGTCTCTCAGCGCCTGTACACGCTTCTCCTGATAGAGCAGCGGAGCGAATCGCTCCTTCTCGACCCCCTGCTGCCTGAGATCGAAGATCCTCATGCGGATACGGTCAATCTCTCTGTCTATCGAGGCATAGGCGGTTCCATACGAGCGGATCATCACCGCCGCTGTTCTGCGATCCCCCGATAGAAGTTGCTCGCGGAAGCTCTGTGCCTGCTCGTAGAGATCAGCCACTACGCGACCCGGTCAGCCGGTGCATGGCTCTGATGATGCCCAGGTGCTCAACTGCTGCCGCCTGCTCGTCGTAGGTGAGGTAAGGCAGCAGATCGAGCGCCCTTCCGTCGTAGCGCATATGACAGGCCGGGCAGAGGGGGACAATGTCTCGCGGCCTGACCTTCCCATCGGCGGGATCGTGCGTTCTTCCCACGGTATGCGCGGCCTGGAGGGAGTCGCCCACTCCACACACTCGGCACTCAGCCTCGGAATCAACCTTGGCTCGTGCCTGCTTCCAGTCCCGTCGTGGCATGCGGCGGATACTACCGCTGCCTACTCATCACCTCGGTCAAATGCCGTGAGAAGAGCCGCTCCGAGGTTCGTCTGCTCCCCGGCGCGTCGCTCTGCCTCGCTCTCCGGGTCATATCCCATCTCAGAGAGAGTGGTCGCCTTGCTGACGCCGGCACGCTGGAGAGCCTCAGCTGCGGAGGCTTCCATCATCGGATCGTCAGGGATGATCTCGGGCCATTGCAGGCGAATATCCGCCATTGGCCCATATCCACCGAGTTCCAGCATGTACGCCGAGGTCCGACGCACCAGGTCTCCGTAGAGCCTGCGCTTCACCTCGGTCTTCCTCACGAGGGGTCCATAGAGGATCTTCAGCGCCAGTCCCGAGAGCTGGCCGACGTTGTCGAGCTTACCTGCCGTGATTTCGGGGACGCGGCTGATCTCGTGGAGGGCGCTCTTGACTGTCTTGAACAGTTCGATGTGATCGCTGACAGTCGCGCTCGGCTCTAGCAGGCTGATCTCTGAGTCGGAGTCAGGCAGAACGATCGCCTCATCGGGGCCAACATCAAGATCGCCCTCGCCTACGCCCTTCGCGACGACCTTCGGATGACCGTGGATGCGCTGGACCCTGGCCGCGTTGGACATGACTCGGTTGATCGCCAGCTGGGTTTCCAGCACGTCGGAAGTCAGATCGGGACGGCCCCAGTACGAGTTCGGCTCTGGCAGGTTCTGAACGGACACTATCGGTGCCCACGAGAACCTCCACGGAGTCTGAGCGACTGTCTCCCACGCGGACGGATTCGCGATGCGAGCGACCTGATCCTCGATCACCCACTCCGATCCATCGCGATACATCACCTGGCGCTTGCCGTACTCGCGGCCGAGGGCATCACGAGCTACCCACTGCAGTACATACGCCTCGACCGTGCCCACATCGTCAGGCGACCACACAACTCTCAGCATCTCGGGATCAACCACGATGATCCTGGGATAAGAGCCTGCCGGCGATCCCTCCGGGGGCGGAATAAGCCGCACGCACGCCTGGCCGGATACCGCGCCGTTAGTGGCTGCGGACTGCCAGAGCAGCATGTCGTGGTTGGCTTCATATGCCTCGTGAAGCCATTGCGTAGCGTCCTCGTTGATCCCCTCTTCATCCTCTTCGACCTGCACGATGAGGTCTTGACCGAAGAGCGCATCCACGCCGGTATCAACCACTAGACCGGCCAGATTGAGCCGGATGTTGTCATCTGGCTCGCCGGGGAGAACACGCAGCGGCTTAGGCTGATCGCCGTGGTAAATCTGCCAGGCGTGATGAATCTGCTGATGACGCCTTCGATCAGCATCTTCCATCGCCATGAGAAGGTCATTGAGCGCCACGGCAGGTGAGTCTAGCGATACGGCCTGCGGATTACATAGACTGCCCTGCAGCGAGCGACCGGACGCGCTCGTTAGGCCCGGGGTGCGTGGCCGGTGCTGCCCTCGTCAGCGGCACTGGCCCCCCCGGTGCCGACTAGAACCTGGGCGCACGCACACCACGGACCTTGCCCGGTGAAGCAAGATCAATCTCCGTCAGCGCCCATACAAGGGCGTCGAGCCGGTCAGGGGACTTCGGACTGTCCGGGGTCCAGGTCACCAGCTGATCTTCCAGCTCCGGGAAGACGCCGGCATGGAAGACTCGGCCCTGTTCGTAGAGTGCGGCCACAGGCTCCGCACGGACCCTCTTTCCCCTCGTGGCATGTACGAGCTTGACGGGCACACGCGGATCAACAGTCTTCAAGACGGTCTTGACCATATCCCCGCCCTGATTCGCCTCGGCAACGATCTTGTCAGCGCCGTACTCGTGGTATGCGGCGATAGCGTGCCTGGCCCATCCATCAGGCGTCATCCTGCAGGTCAGATCAGCCAGGACATACCCGGCCTCGCTATCTCTCCCGGCGACGATGATCCCGGTCTCGTCGGAATCTTCCCCCGAGGTGATCGCTGGGTCTATGGCCACGACGAGCTTGGTCATCTCAGGGTCTTGCTTGGGATAACCGGCTATCGCATGATCGAGCATCTCCCGCGTCCAGAGAGCACCCGGAACATCATCGAGGATCTCGGCGTATAGCTCCTGCCTGCCGAGCCTGGTGCCCTCGTATCGCTGCATGACGCGCTCTAGGAATGCCGGCGCCAGGTTATCCGCGTTGTCGAAGGTGCTTCCCCTCGTAACTACGGTCTTCTCAGCGAGGATCAGATCCCTGACTTCCTTCGTCGGCCGGGGAGTCGTCGTGACGATGCACCGGGGGTCAATCCCTAGTCGCAATCCGAACTGCAGCTGATCCCATGCCTCTGGGTAGCGCCATGCTGCCAGCTCGTCGCACCAGGCCGCGTCATGCTGCGGTCCTCTGAGACGATCCGGCTCGTCAGCGGAGTACGTGGTGCAGATGGCTCCGTTTGCGAATGTGATCCTGCGCTTGGATGGCTCATAGTTCGCCTCTAGATCCTCGGGAGCGATAGCCATGAGGCCGCTCTCTCCCTCGACCATCACATCACGCACATCTGCTGCGGTAGGGCCGACGAGGGCGATGCGCTCTGCACCATCCTCGACCCGGTCAATGACCCACTCTGCCCCGGTGCGCGTCTTGCCCCATCCACGACCGGCCAGGATCAGCCATACCCGCCACTCTCCCGCCGGGGGCATCTGCTCGCGCCTGCGCCATGCGAGCCACGGCCTGCGCTCTACGGCCCTGAGAGCTGCTTCCTCAGTCACCATCCGTCAGCTGCCCGAGCCGCACGGCCAGATCAGCGATCTGCGGTGCCGAATAGGTAAGCGCCCTGTCATCAGCACTTCTGAGCCTCCGCGCCAGGTGCCCGATCAAATCCTCGTCCATGAGGATATCCAGCATCTGAGAGTCCTTACCGGCTTGGAATGCCGCTCGTAGCCGCTTGCCGGCGTCAGATAGCGATATCTCCGGTGCCACTAGAAGGGAATGTCGTCTGTGGCGCTCTGAGAGCCATTCTGCGGGCCTTCGACGCCGGATTGGGCCTCCTGCCTATCCCTGCGCGACGAGAGGCGCTGTACGGCCTGAGCGACGATCTCGTGAGCCTGGCGCTTCGATCCGTCCTGCGCCTGCCACTCTCGCCATGCCAGCCTGCCGGTCACGGCGACCTGATCGCCCTTCTCCAGCGATGTGAGCCTCTCGGCCAGAGCGCCGAAGACGGTCACATCCACATAGCCGGGCACATCATCCCATCCGTCCCCGGTCTTCTTGCTCGTGGAGAACGCTACGCGGAGCTTAGTCAGCGTGGTTGATCCCGCCTCTCGCGACTCAGGCTCCTTGGTAAGCCTGCCCACGAGAACGATGTTGTTCGTATCGGTAGCCACTTCGATGCCCCCTTCTAGCCTTCGGCTGCCTTTTTGGCACGCCTGGCGGCCAGCTCGTCAATGATCTCAGTCACTCGCGCTCGGTCCTCGTCGCTCGTGACCACCTCGGATTGTATAGGTCCGCCGTTCGCCCCGGTGAGTTCCAGACCATCACGCCTGCGCCAGCGATCCGGCTTGCTGCGCTCCAGATACCAGGCTGCCGCTCGCCAGTCAGTACGCGCTGCCTGCTGCACGATGACGACATTGCGGGCCTCGGCCTCGGCCCTCGCGCGTGTTGCGCGGTCCCGGAACTCCCTGTAACGCTCAGGAGCGTCGGCCTCGGCTCCTATCTGCATCCATCGGAAGTAGGTGGTGGTGCCGATGCCGGCAAGCTCGCAGGCAGTCTCGATGTTGTTGCCCACGCTCAGATGCTTGATGAGCGCCTCTGCCTTCTCCGACTCCAGCAGATCAGGACGGCCCATCAGTCGCACCAGACCGTTCTACACGGAGGAAACCACTCACCCGGCCATGTTTCGTGACCTGGCGCGATCTTTCCGTACCGCACGCGGGTATATCGCTGCTCCAGCTGAGAGATCACGGCATCGAACCTCGTGATCGAGGGATCAATGTCGAATGACCACTCGAAGACGAGCCTTACCGGCAGCGAGTCCATCTGCTGCTCCAGAATAGGCATCTCAGCGCCCTCGGCGTCCAGCTTGATGTGCATCGCCGGGTCCCATACCTCAGAGACGGGAATGCACTCGACTTCCACCTCTGATCCGCCTCGCCAGGGCTTGTAGAGGCTGTTCCTCCAGACGTTTCCCTTAGCGGTGTTGCGATGGAGCGTCATGGTGCTTGCCACTTCGCCGGGGATCAGAGCCGCCTCGTGAACGGTCACGTAACTCTCCATGCCGTTGAGTGCGACGTTGTGTCGAGCCTGCTGGCAGGAATCAGGATCAGGCTCATAGGCTTCTACGCTCGCTCCCCAGGACGCGGCCCAGATAGCGAAAGCGCCTATGTTGCATCCGATATCGAGCCACTTCTCGTCAGGACCGGGGAGAAAGTCACGCCTGGCGTATCCTCGGCGCTCGACGACCTCCCTCACGGCCTTCTCGTCAGAAGTATCGGGCCGGCAGTCGAAGATCAGTCCGTCCACCTTGATCCGGTTCATCCATCGTCCTCGGAGATATTGATGGAGTCATCCACCATGTGGATCTCACGCTCGGATCGGGTCGAGCGTGCTCGCGCCTGCTCGACAGCGACCGTGAAGCAGTCCTTCATGCCCTTCATCGCGTAGTAGACGATTGAGTAGCGATAGGCATCTCGCCTGATAGGGCGCATAGGTGTCACACCGTGCACAAGAGCTTGCCCGAGGAAGAACGTCACCCATCCATCTCTGCATGAGCAGGTGAGGTCATATTCGGGGATATCAAGGTATCCGCCGCGCATGTGACGCCTGATGACCGGCATCGCGGACCAGGTGGAGAAGTTGGCCCTGTCAAGGTGATAGGGAAGCGATGCGGAGCGATTGACCACTCCGCTCGTCCAGAGAGCATCGTCGGTCATCCTCCACTCCGGGAGAACCTGCTCCACGACGGCATGATCGTGATTCGATACATCTGGGAGCAGCGCACGCAGCATGTCCGTGAACACCTCTGCGAGATCAACGAGCACAGCATGAGAATCCGGCTGCTCGATGCTCATGGTCGTGGCAGTGCATGCCTCGCGGCGCATCATCGGCTTCCGAGGGGCCATTCCGAACGTCCTGGACACATTCGCCATGCCATTCGCCCGGACGGTGCTCGCCATCTTCAGATCCATCACCGCTCGGCGCAGCTCGGGCACCTTCTCGGGCATCGGTAGATAGACGAATACTGGGGAGCCAGTCTCGCGATCCACATAGATGCCGGCGTCGGTGCAGGTTGGCTCCTTGTCGCCGACGCTATCGCCGATCATTCCCTTGGCTTCGTCCGAGGTCATCACGCGATCCACCTCGTGAATGGCGACTTCAGTCACGCGGGCACTCCTGGCCGGTTGTCTCTTCGATCACCCGGCGAACGGCCTCGGAGTTGTTCTCGACTCCGTATTCCTCGCGCAGCTCAGACAGGCGATCAACCATCCACCGGAATCTATCCAGAGAATAGTCCAGCATGATCGAGCGGGTTGCCGCGTTCTGATAGCGGTCAAGACGGTCCCCGGCGGTATCCTGGCTGCCGACATTGGCATCAGGATTGGGAAGCGGTGACGACTCCTGCAGATCAGCGATTATGTCGTCGAGGTCTTCGAGTGAGTAACCGGTGCCAGTGATTGCATCGCCAGTTTCCGCAAGCTCACGAAGAATGTCCGCGAGTCCTTCGGTGTCATACGACGCCAGGTCGTTCGTGCGATTGTCCGCGAGAAGAATGCGAAGAGCAGTCTCGTCATCGCAGTCCACCTGTATCGCCGGCACCTTGTCCGCCCCGGCCTGAGCCGCCGCCATGAGCCGGTGATTCCCGCCGATGACGTGCCCGGTGGACTTCTGATAGATGATCGCGCCATAGAAGCCGTTGGACTCGATGCTCTCGTGAATGGCACCAACATCACCCTGACGGGGATTGGCAGGGTGAGGCTTCAGCTTGTCTATGGCGATGAGTTCGTACTTCTGCTGGTTTACCTTCACTTCGCCCCTTCCCAGGTGATCTCATCCTCGGCGCGGACGCGCCTGACCGGAATCTCGTCCACTTCGTGCCACTCCAGCCTGTATCTCACATCCTGAGCAGTCCGAGAGTAGACCTGAACTAGATTACAGGCATCGCAGTAGAGCAGTCGCTCCTGCGCGAGCAACTTGACAGGTTGATCGCACTTCTGGCAGTAGCGGCCTACGACTTCCGGGATTCCTGCTGGCCCTGTGTAGTCAGACCGGCTGTTGATCAGCCTCTGATTGGCCGCTGTGATGACACATCCGATGACCTCGTGCGGACCTGGTGGCCATCCCGAGGTCGGGGACTTCTCGATCACGAGATCGAAACCCTGCTCAACATCCGATAGCTGCAGACGGCGCTCCTGCTTGATTACCGCCCGGCGAATCTCTTCCATAACCTCGGGCTTGTTCTTCAGCGTCGGCCAGAGATTCTTCAGCCTTGTCAGCTGCTCTTCCAGAACCTGTGTGAGTGTGCTCGTCACGCTTCGCTCCTATAGACGTTATGTGGTCATAGTCCGAAACCACACACAACCTCTTCCTCTCACTCTTCCTCTACCTCTACCTCTACCTCTGTAAGCAACGCTCGCGCAACGCTCGCACGACGTTCGCGCGACGCTAGTCGGATGATCGTCGCTCTCGCCTGGCGCGTGCATCGGCTCGCTTCTTCTCCATCTGAGCGCGAGTCGCTTGCTTCCTCGTGAATCCATCTATCACAAGATCGTCGCCTCGCTCGATCAGCAGACCGGCACCGAGCATCGCCTTAGCCTCCCTCGGAGCGACTCCGCAGAGCATCAGCGCGGGCCGGGGGATGACTCCATCAGTCTCATATTCCTGCGCGTAGAGGATCAGCGCCAGGTATCCCAACTGCTCCGACTTGTTCAGTCTGCAGACCTGTGGATGACGCAGGAATCCCACATCTATCTTCGCCCAATCAGCCATTGTCGGCTTCTGAGATTGTCTCGGCGATTCTGTCGAGGATCAGCAGCAGCTGGACTGCCACGGCGATGCCGTGCTGCACCTGCAATCTGATCGGCGCATCGGCCAGGTGCTCGGCTTGCACGAGGTACGCAGGAATGTCGAGAACCTCTTGCCGCGCCTCGACGAGCGCATCCCATACCGGGCGATCCTCGAACGCCTGCCTATTCGGATCTACCTCGTACTGCCGGCGTCCTATACCTAGGCATCGCTTGTGCGAACCGTCAGCGAGATCCTTATAGGCCCATAGGACTCGTAGATCGTCCTCGCCGCTATCACTCCGCGCTCGCAAGATGGTCTGCTTGACCATGTCCGCATACTCTTCACTCGTCACTCGTGCCCCGTTTCATAAGCGTTGCGGCGACCTGGCCCATATCCCGAGGTCGCCATAGGTATGTCTCCACCCCCGCCGCCTTCAGATCGTCTAGCCATTCTTTCTGCGACGGAGACAGTCGCCCGGTATCGGTCTTCAGCTCGGCCAGTATGAACCGCTCGCGCACTAAGGCCAGATCGGGCCAACCCGGCGCTGATCGCCTGCTGTCATAAGTGTGGTACACCCGCCAGCCGAGCCGTCGCGCCAGGCTGACGACCTGCGCCTGCCACTCCTTCTCCTTCACCACCGGCTCCTCATGATCTCGCGTATGACGAGAATCACGAGAAGCGTGACCGCAGCGATCCAGACGATCATGCGAGTCTCCTTGTCACTCCGAGAACGACAGCGAGGCTGACACGGTTCTCTCGGGCCGTTCTGATCAACCGCTGATCTGCCGGCAGTCCTTCGAGATCGTTCCAGGTCTTCATGATGCGAGCCGACTCGACCGCCGCCATTCCCTCGGCGTGCCGCTTGATCCTCGCTCTTGGCTTATACGTCGAGCGATGCTCTGCGCGGCAGCGTGGATGCCCGCAGGTTGCATGCTGGGAGCTTCTCGTGGGCTGTTTCTTGCAGATGCGGCAGAGGTTGTTCTCTCTGGCCTTACGCATAGCGATGATCTCGTGCCGAACGTAGTAGTTCGGTCTACCAGGGCCACCGCGCTCATGCAGCGCATGCTCTGCTGATCTCAGAACGTGGTTGTGCGACATACCCAGAATCCTCGCGGCCTGAGCCGTGGTCACGAAGCGTCCGTCATTCTCCACGAAGCACCACCGCGAGTCGTGCTGCGATCCAGAATGCGACGGTGCTCGTCACTCCATTACCGCATGCGGCATACCGGCGAGAGTCCGGAGCATGATCCTTCTTGCGCCACGGAATGTTCGTCCATCCATCTGGATAGCCCTGAAGTCGCTCGCACTCCAGAGGCGTCAGGCGACGCACTCGCGGCTGCTCGACGACCATGCCTGTGTAGTTCTCATGCCAACCCGGATCGTTGGCATTCGACTTCGTGATCGCTCCGACGACAGCGTGAGTTGTGCGTACATCGCCTACATCGAACGTATTGAGCGTGTTGGCGATGCCGTCATCTACCCATGTCTCGGGCGAGTCGGGTCCGCTGACTCTTGCGCTCTTGCGGAAGGCGATCAGATCCGTAGCGGACTTGGCTTGCCT